AGGTCAGGGCCGATAATACTGCCATTCTGAATCTTATCGGAAGTGACAGCATTGTCAGCCAGTTTCGCGGTCGTCACGCTGCCATCGGCAAGGGAGGTCGGAGGGTCAACGGGATTACCCGAAGCGTTGAACACCGCTAGTTCGGCGATGTCCTGAACCGGGTTACAAGAGTCCGCCTTAACGAATCGAACTTGTTTAATCGTCATGGCAGATCACCTCATGCAGCCTTCGGCTTGATGACCACGGCGGACTTCTCCGCGTCCAGACCGCCACCAGCGTAAATCTCCTGAAGATACTCGTTGGTGTTGGTGGACAGCGCAAAGTTAGTGAACGCCTCGATGGAGGTATCGCCAACCACCGCGTAGTGAGACGCGGCCATAATGACGCCCATAGTGGTTTTATCGTCCTTGTCCGTCCACCATTCAGGGGTAATGATCTGGTTAACGCCGAGGGCGCGGGCCAGAGTATCGTCACCGCCGAGAGCAATGTACGTATTCCCGTTAGCGTTCGCGGACATCAGCAGATCGGCCACGGTGTCAGCGTTGCACAGCAGCACCTTGTTGCCCTGAGCGCGAACCATGTGGGAGGCACGCACGAAGTCCATCAGCGGAGTGTCAGCTGTCATGGGGTAGGAGAGCGCAAAACGGTTGCCCTTCCAATCGGACGTATTGTCTGCCGCGTCGGTCACAACCGAACGGAAATGCGCCATATCCGTATAACCACCAAGAGTGATCTGACGTTCGATGGTCTGGACGATGTAGTTCGGGAGTTCCTGCAACACGTAGCGGAGCAGAGCGCCCGGACGCTGGGTGCGGCGGATATCACCCTTGTTCAGGTTGATGTACTTGTAGGTGTAGTCGGCCTGAAGCTCACGCTTCACGAACGAAAGCGCCTGTTCCTTCTTACTCGTGCCGTAGGAGGTCACCGGGTAGCCGTGGGCGCGGTTCTGATCAGTTAGACCGGCAACGTTGCCGCCGATGGTGAGGCGATCCATGCCGGTTTTGCGCAGCAGGTTCCACAGGCCGGAACCGCGCGTGTTCAGCGCGTCCGAGATCGTGGTGATTGCCTCAGTCGGGATGAACTTGTCCACGTCGGTGGGGTCAACGCCGAACGATGCGGTGTCCGACATGTTATGGTTCACGGTGTCAGCCCACTCACGGTGGAATGCTTCGACACCCTTGTTATCAGTGTCGATCAGGGCACGTTCGAACGCGATCATGGCGTCGTCGGAGTCAAGCCACGTCTTACGGTCGTGGGAGAACGTCACGGTACCCGACTGGTGGGCGGAGTGGTTGGCTTTGTTGATGATGATGGTCTGGCGCCCGCTGGAAGTCTGCACGGGGTCCTCCGGTGCCGGGGTGCCCTCGCCCTCGCCCTCGCCTTCCTTCTGGTTGGTGATGGCAGCGGTGATGTCATCGAGAGAGGACTGCATGATGTCACCGATGGAATCGGTGAGCTGTTCCGCCTCGTCCGGGGTGAGTTTGAACTGGGCGATGGTACGCGCCAGTTTCTTCAGGAGTTCCGGGTTCATGGTGTCTCCATTCTTGTTGTTGCGGCTGTTGATTGCGGTGAAAGCGGCCCTTGGGTCGGCCCCACGATATACGACGCTGATTTCCAGTAGTTCGCCATCGTGGATGATACCGTCTTTGCCGGGATGCTGGTTGAATTCTACGGTGATGCTGAAACTGTTGGTCAGGCATCCGTCGGCGGCAAGCTGTCGGATACGTTCGCCCTGATCTACCTCGCTGAGCTTCGCTTCGGCCATTAGTCCGTCATCGGTCATCCAAAGTCGGGTGATTGCACCCGCTTGGCATTCGATACTGGGCATGTGGTCGATCAGGAGCGGAAGGGATAGTTTGTCGGACTCGGTGAGATCGGACACCAGTTTTAGAGTGCCGTCGATTAACGGCGCTTTCAGTGTCTTCAAATCTACGGTGAGTCCGTCGCACATCACTTTGCCGCTGTTGGCAAGGAAGGTTAGGGTACGACCATTGGTTTCTGGGGCACCGCTGTTGGCGAAGCTCTTACGAGTCTTCATCTTGGCCCTTTCAAATAGTAGGGTAGTGGTGCGGTCGAACGTCCTTAATGGGCTTAATGTTCTGACCCCCATAGTAGCACGATGCGGTACACGTACAAGCCTTTGCAGTTCGGGCACTTCAATGAGACCATTGTGTCGCGGGCGCAGGAGCCTAGGTAGCGTCCGCAGTGTTTGCAATGGATGTCGTAAGTCATGATTCCACCACCTCGTAATCTTCGTAGCACCGGCAGTTGGGGTGTCCGTTCGGGGTTTGCATACTCTCGAAGTTGTTCACGTAGGTGCGGTCTCCGATTTCGACGCTGGCGTTTTCAGCCAGATACGTGTCATCCAATGAGATTCGCTTGCCTTCCATGTGTTGGCAGAATTCGCACACTTTGCCGTCACCGGAGGTACGCCATACTTTGTCCAGTCGGACGCCGAGCGTTTCGCTGAGATTGCGGGCACTGTAGAGACTGCCGAGCCGTTGCGATTGCACGGTTTCGCAGCGGGCAATCAGCTCGGCGTGATCGTTGCCCATGCGTTCGAGCTCGTCACGCAGGCGTTCGGCGTCCCACTGTTCCACGTCGGCACGGTTCAGCAGTTCAAGGACGTTGTTCGTGATGGTTTTGCTGGTTGACTTGGCGATGCTCCGCAAGTGTTCCACGTAGGTTTCACGCACGGTGTCGGGGAGTTCAGTCCAGAAGTAGAGTTGCCGCCAGTCATCGGCAGTGTAGTTCTCGACTTCCACGGCAATGGAGCTTTCCGGATGGAGTTCCGCCCACACGGTAATGACTTGCTCCAATTCGTAGCCGGTACGGCGGGCGTAGGCGGCGAGGTTGGTCATCAGGTCATTTTCCACGTCGTTTATCCACTGGTCGCCGATGGCTTCCAAGTCGTCGCGGAGTCCGTTCTGGGATCGGCGGGCCATTCGGATGATTCTGTTCACGTAGGTTCGTGTGGCGGGGAGGATACGGTTTTCGGTTGCTGTTTCCTGCGTTTTGATATTACGGCTATACTGTTTTGCGGCTGTTGGGATACTTAGTGTCGGGGCCTGCTGGTGCAGGTCAAGACGCTTATACGAGTCGGGGAGTCCGAGCGCGTCCACGGCAGATTCAAGACTGGCACCCATGTTCAGGAGTTGGGTCAGCGAGTCGACACGTACTTTCTGCGTGTCGGCCTGCACCTTCTCCACGTCGGTTTGCGAGGGAAGATCTAGGTCGAACGTGATGCCATACCCAAGTCCACCGGTGATACGGTCTAGTTCGAACTGCCATTTATCCCACACCGTCATACACAACGGTTTCAGCGTATTCTCGATGAACGCGTGTTCCGCTTGTTCTGCGTTGGCGTAGGTCTGCCCGTTGTCGATGCCGCGAATAATGTCCGGGACAGCGAACGCGTTCGACAATCGGTTGTTCACCACATCGTTGACGGTCTGCAAGTCCAGACTGTCGTTGGCGTTCTGGAATGGCACCCACACCAGTTTGCTGGTGGTGCTGGGCTTGTGGGTCATAGGGTCAACCGGGATCATGTTGTATACGATTCCGTTGTTGTTGCCCGCGCCTCGGAATGTGCTTTCGAGGCGGTCGCGGTTGCGTTGGAAGTCCTCGGTGTTCTCCGATACGATGCCGAGCATTCCAGCCGGTACAGCGTTGTTGCCGAAAAAGCCACGCTCATAGTCGGCGATCATATCGTCCACGTTCGCCCACTTCTTCACCGTCATGGCAGGAGCAATGCCGCGCGTCGGGTCGTTCGGATGCTGGCTGTAGCTGAGAGCGATGGTTTCGTCCCGGGAAAATTCGTAGACTCGTTCTCCGTCGCCCAAGTCCATCGTAACGCGATGATACCAGTCCGAGCGAGAAGAATTGTACTGGCGGCTGTTCGACGGTAGCAGCGTATATCCGATGATGTTGTCGTCTGTAATGTCTCCGCCCGGCCCGTTAGTTGTCCAGATAAGAATATCCAAGTGTGACTGGGTGAGGATGGTGGCGCAAACGATCTTGAGGAATTCCAAGCACGAATACGTGTCGTTGGGCGCGTAGAGCGCGGTCAACGGTGCGGGGGCCGGGTCGATGCGCCTGTTGTCCGCGTCCACGGCGTAGGGGATTACCGTGCTGAACCGTTGGGCGATGGCGTTCACATACGGGAACACGTTATCGTAGGTGTCGTGCATGGGGATGGTGTTGCCGCCCATCGGCTGCCAAATGTTCCCGCCCATCGGTGTGGGGGACATGCTGGGCGCATGGTTACGGTCGAACGCGCTCATAAAACCTTCACGGAGATTGTTCAGCAGGCTCACTTTTCCTCGATTCGTCATAAGACCCTGCGTCTAGTCTACCGGGTGCAACGCATAAACCTAGCAGACAGCAACGTCCCACGATGGGAGTTGCAGCGGCTTGTAGTAGGCGAGAAGGACGCTGTCCGCTAGGTCGGGGCTGCCAGTCTGATTCTCTGTTTTGTAGTCTTTCTTCCGCTGCACTTCGCGTAGGTTTCTGTTGTTGATTGCCCATTCACGGGTGCTGAGTTCCTGAAACAGTTCGGCTCGGTGTTCCAGATTCGGGTTGATGGTGATTTCCGAAAGCTGTTCGGCAAACTCGAACCATAATTCCGAACTGACTGCCGGATAGCGGTCGGGATGCTTGGGCTTGGCTCCGAAGTTGACGCCGTTCACTGGTTGGTTTCGGCTGCGGAGAATATCCGTTACTCCTCCGCCCACGCCGGTATCGTCCACGTTGATGATGCTTGGATGATGTGTTCCGGCAAGGGTTATTATGCGTTCCGCTGTTTCGACAAGACTGGTCTTGCTCCAGCTGACGAGGTCTACTAGGTGGCGTCCCTTTACGATGGCTACGGCGGTTCGGTCGGCTCCGTATCGGGCCACGTCAACGCCGAAGCTTACGCCGCCGTCTGTTTGAGGTTGGCGTTCGGTCGCGTCTGTGAGTTGCTGCCAGCTTATGATCTGGTTGAGTGTTTTCTCGTAGGGCATTCCTTCCCAGATGTGGGCGAAGTCTGGGTTGTTTCGTGATTCTTCGACCTGCTGTTTGATTTCCTCGGGGAGTATTCCGGCTTGTTCCGCGTCCCGCCATGTGGTGTGATGGTGGGTGGTGCGTTGTTGGGTGAGCTGGCTCGGGTGGGTGACGAAACGTGTGGTTATCGCATCCTCCGGGGTTAGGGGATTGCGGGTGAAGATAATGGTGCTGCCGTTCTTTCGGATGGTCGGCAGCAACACGTCTAGGCTATGGTCGGTGATAAACTGCGCTTCCTCGATCCAGCAACGGTCTACACCTTCGATGCCTTTCAACGTGCTTTCTGGGTCTTCGTGCAAGCCCTTGAACCAGAACACACTGCCGTTGACGTGGGTTATCTGTTCGCGGGTGATGGTGAAACCGGGAAGCTCATAGCGGCTGATGATATCCGCTAGGAGCTGTTTGACGCTTTCCTGAATGCTGTTCTGGAATTCACGGGTGCATAGGATGCGGGTGGGGTACATGCTGGCTTCGAGCGCTAGGGCTAGGGCTACGCTGGTGCTTTTCGCGCTTGAACGGCCTCCGCTGTAGTCGTAGTAGCGGTATGGCGGATTGTCACGGTCATGGAGGAAGAACAATAGGTCTTCGTATGCTTTGGGGATTACGAGGTTGAATGTTCCGTTTTGTTCCATAATGTGCGCGCGATTCTCAATAGTATGGTCTTCACCCGAGGAAACCCGAGCCTTATTGAGAATAATAGGCTCGGGTTTGTTCACTTCACCGTAACGTTGACCGTAGGCGGCTCGTACATCTGCACCGTCTGGTCAACCTGTTGGCGGGGCATGCCCTCGGTACGGTTGGAGATGTCCTGATAGGCTCGGAATGCTTTCTCACCGTCCTTCTTCGATTCAAGAACACGACGAAGGGCGATTTGTTCGGCTTGGGTCAGTTCGTCCATACGCTGCACCCACTCCGCGATTTCCTCGTTCGTGAGTTCAAGGAATTGCTGGAGGTTGTATTTCACGCTGCCGCGTTTTGTCCATTTACGGCTGCGGTCTTGTGGGCGTTCTTGGAAGCCGCCTTTACCGGTTGGGTTGTTGACGCCTCCGGTGATTCTTCCGTGTGCGTCTCGGGTTACGTTGCTCATAAGTGGTATTTTACGCGTTCTTGGGTTTAGTTTGTGTGTTGTGTTGGTTGATGATGGTTTGTATTTCTTCTGGAGTGGTGTTGAGTAGTTGGGCGATGTATTCGGTGTTGTAGTGTTTGCGGTGCCATTGGAGGGCTAGTTTGGTTTTGTGTTGGCTGAGAGGCATGATGGGTTCTTACGCGAGGATGTAGGTTATGAGTAGTTTGAGTAGGGCTATGGTGCCGGTGGTGATGAGTAGGACGGTTAGGGTGATGAGTAGGATGCCGAGGATGCGGCCTAGCTTGTAGCCGGGTGTGGTGTTGCGGAAGTAGTCGATTTCGGGTTTTTTTGGTTTCATTGGTTTGGTTTCCATGTGATCGTGAGGGATACGCCGGTGGTGGTGTTGTCGGCGTATCGTTTGTGGCTGGTTACGTCGGTTATCTGACAGTCGTCATGCCAGATGTGTGTTTCTGTGATGGCGTCGTATAGGGCGCGTTGGAGTTTGTCTATATCGGGTTTGACTGTGGGGTGTTTGCGTTTGTGGGGTGGGATGGTTTTGGGGCGTGGCAGGTAGAACGTGGTTTCTATTTTGATGTATGAGTTGGGTGGGATGGTTGGGTGTTTGTGGTTGAGGATGGTGTCGCGTACGTGGTCGCGCCATGGGCGTTCCTTCTTGTCCATTGGTATGAGGCGGGTGACGGGTTTGCCTGTGGTTCGGCTTCTGCCGGTGATTGGCCGGTAGGAGCCTTTACTGGCAGGGATGCCGGGGATGAACAGGCTGTATGAGAATGGTTCGCCGGTCATTGGTTAGACTCCGCCGAGTCGAACGTTGATTGCGTTTCCGTTTTGAGTTTGAGCGTGCGTAGGATGTCGGCGCGGTTGCTTTACTTTGATGTATGCGCGTTTCGTGAATTTCATGATTGCTTCTTTCCTGAGAATACGCCGGTTTGGTAGGCGTCACAGATCATCCGGACGAGTTCGTCTGCCTCTAGTTGGATAAATGGGTACGTGCTCGTATCGGTTTCACGGCCGGCATCCTGTTTGGGGTTCTCGGTTTGTTCCGATTCGGTGGTTTTCGATGAGGCCAATAATTCTAGGACTTCATCGGAGACTTTGCCGGTTGATTCGATGATGTGATTCTTATCTTGCTTGTCAATGTCCATAGCGCTTATGGCCGAGTGTATTGCGTAACGCGGTTGTTGGTCCCCTACGAGGTAGCGGGTCATGGTAATTCCTTTCAATCGGTGGCGGCTTGGGTCAGTCCGCACGTTTCTCCCTTGGTGGCAGACTGTGCACAGCCAGTCTGTATCCGCAGTACGGGCAGGTCACGTGATATGTGCCCGCCGTTTCGCCGCAGTGGGTGCACTTTACATATCGGATTGCTCTGCTCATTTCGTGTCTTTCCAATGTTTTTCACGCCAGTCGGCTACAGTCTTGCGGTCTTCGTCTGTTAATCCCTTATGGCACTTGAACATGACAAGGCTGAGCGCGGACTCGTAGCCTTTGCTCCATTTGTCAGGCACGCCATGCACATGGTTCTTGTCGAAGAGGTAACGGCAGTAATCATGCGGTTCGTCAATCGTCATTTCGTGTCCTCGCTTTGATTCGGTACTTCCGTGGGCATGTTGCCGGTGTAGCCGAGCATGGAACGGCAGTGGTCGGCTGTCTTTTCGTATGCGTCGGTTTGTCCCTTCACGACACTATATGCGGCCATGTCATGCTGCCTCAGAAGAGCGTTCGCCAGTCTCAGGCCTTCCGCTGCTAACTGTTCGCACCAGTCGATGATCTCGTTGAGTGTCTGGTCCTTCTGGCTCACGTTCACTGCCATTAGTACACGCCCCATTCATCGCCGGTCTGGTTGAGCGAGCTGGTCGGGTCGAACGTGTGGGGTCCCGGCCACTGGTTGCCGGACTGCTGAGTTTGCTGAGGCTGCTGGTTCTTCGCCTTGAGCATGGCGAGGCTGATGGTCGCGTGTTCGATGATGAAGTCGGTGCGCGGCTGCCCTTGGTTGTCGGTGCCGGTCTTCCATTTGAGGACGCCTTCGACGCGGACAGGGGCGCCCTTGCGTAGCATGCGTTCGTAGGTTTCCGCAAGGCTCAGGTCATATTCGAAGATGGTTGCCCACATGGTGTCGTGATCCACCCACTGCTTTGTGCTTTTGTCTATGTGTCCGCCTGTGGCGGCGACTCGGATAAACATGTAGGGGGTGCCGTTGCGGGTCTGTTTGCGTTCGGGGTCTGCCGTCAAGCGTGCGAGCGGCAGTGTGATTCTTGGGTCATTCATCGTTGATCGTTGCTCCTACGGGTAGTGGTGTGATGTCGGGGTTGAAGTAGTAGCGGTTGCCTACCTTGATGTATGGCAGTCGTTTCTCACGGCAGTATCTGCGGACGGTCTGGATGTTGAGGTGCCATCGTTCCGCGTACTGCTCCGTCGTTGCGGTGTAGTCTTTAGCGTACATGATTTAAATATACATCAGATTATTCTTGATTGCAAGTAGCATGTGCTAGCTATATAATATATATATGCGCACTGGAGCTGTGCGCACCAACATCAAATAAGATAGGAACAGGAATAAAGTAAGCGCCTCACCCGAAAGAACGGAAGAGAGGCGCTAACAGAAAGGTGGAAAACATGTCCGATACGAGTATAGCACAGAACTCGGGTTTTTCGATGTTGCCTAATTGGGCGGTGGATGATGACAGGTTGGGCGGCTACGACCTGCTGGTGTACATGGCGCTGATACGTCACGCCGACAACACCGGCGTATGCTGGCCAAGTCTGGAGCGTATCGCCAAGGTCGCGCGTTGCTCACAGCCCACGGTATCCAAGAGCCTCAACGTGCTGGAACAATTGGGGTACATTCGAAGGATCAAGTCCGATGGTAGGGCCAACCGGTATCACGTCTCGCTGTGGAAGCCCACCCCAAAACAGGGTTATGACCATGCACCGACCCCAAAACCTGCTTTTGACACCCCAAAACCTGCTTTTGACCCCTCAAAACCTGCTTTTGGCCTACCCCAAAACGAGGTTTTGACTAACAATACCCAAGAGAACAATATCCAAGAACAATACTCTCGCGACAAAGAAAAAATAACAGTCGCCTGCCACTCATGGGACACCCTCAATGCACTCATGGATTTGTGGCCGAAGAAGTGCAGGGTGTCTAACGAATTCCTCATGTATTTCAATACGGCTTACGACGAGGTTGGTGCCAACACGCTCATGAGAGCGGCGAAGCGCTTCGTGAAATCCTGCGAGGGTACGCCATTGCAGTACGTGCGGACTCTGCCCATGTGGTTGGCCAGCCCGGTTAATTGGAGGGTTCAGGAGCGGGAAGAGCGGAGCGAAGCGAAGCTGTCGGATTGGATGGCCCATAGGCTCCCTGATTCCATGTCCGCCGACGTGGCGACCGTTCTGAGGGCGAGGCGTGCGTATTGGGGTGCCGCCGGTGGCGTGGAGGCTTTGGAAATGGAATTCTTCCCAGACGAAGTTAAGAATGTGGGCAATTTGCAACAAGAACCAACAGTGTGATATGATATCTATATCACACATTGCATGGAAAGGATGCATATGAAGATCTACACAAACCGATACCACGACTTCACCCTGTCACAAGGCATACCGGTACGCATAACGTACGGTTCGCCACGATGGCGACTTTCATACACAATCGCAGCATCGGCGAAAACAGTGACGCCGGGCCGATGGTTCATGGAGGGAACCGACGAAGAATTCACCGAACGGTATCGTGCCATGCTGGACTCACACGGGGTCGCCCGCATCAGAACGGAACTTGAAACGATATCGCAACTCAACGGAGGTAAAGACATCGTGCTTCTATGCTTCGATGACGTAAGAAAAGGCTTGTGCCACCGAACGATTTTCGCCCAATGGTGGCAGGAAAAGACCGGTGAAGAAGTCAAGGAATTACAAAAAGGTTTGGAGCCCGCCCAAAATGTGCTATTCTAATGACTGTTGCTATTCCGCCCCTAGCTCACCGGAAAGAGCGACCGATCGCGAATTGGTAGGCACCAAGTTCGACTCTTGGGGGGCGGTCTGATGGCAGGTTTCAACTCCCCGTCCATACTGTTCCTCAACACTTGGGATAAACCCGAACGTGATTGGAACGGGAATCTGTTTAGGCAGGCACCCGCGTCAGGGTATACGCGATACGTCGAACTGTACGCCGGAGCCTTCGCCAACTGCATGGTCGCCGTGGAGAACGGCTGGAAACCGGAGCAAATCGAGGCGTGCGACGTGTGGGCGTACACCGCAGCGCTCGGATATGCATATAGCGGGACGCCTCTCACCGAAATGCGGGCAACCGTTGACGGTTCACCAGTCTCGCTCTCAGGAAACGCAGCGGATGACGCGGCTACCGTAATCATGGCGCAATATCGTATGCGTCTCAGCAAGCACGACGATATCGATTACTACCGTGAACTTCTGGCTGATCTTGACATCAACGATTCGGAACACGTCGGCCAGCTACGGGAGCGAATCGCAGCGAATATGGTCAAGTTGGGGGGGCTGAGATACGAGCCCACCGACCCGATGAAGTACGCGGAACGCATTATGGACGACCCGCACACCATCGTGTTCGCCAACCCTCCTACGTATCCGGGAGCTTATGAAAAGTTCTTCGAGACCGGGGGGAGGTTCCAATGGGCGGAACCTGAATACAACGTGTTCAATGCTCCCGTTGATATTCCCAAGCTCTGTAAGCTGTTCGATGGGCGTAAGGCGTTGCTGATCTGCCAGCAGCAGCAAACGCCCGGAAACGCCGCAACTGATAGCCCGGTCTACGCTAGGCGTCTGGGTTTGGACAGTGTGATTTACATGAATTCCAACCGTCCGAACGAGGTCAAACGTCTTGTCGGCGGGAACATGGTGACTGTGGCGGCGTCGAAATCGGCGGAGATACCGATACCGATATTGCCCGGAGATCATCAGATTACCGAACGTTCCGAAATCAAGGTCGTACCGTTACGCGATAGCGCGGCCCAAGACTCGTATCTGCAAGTGATGCGGCATAGGATATCGGGAAACGTGAGCCCGATGTGTGTTCTCGTACTAATCGACGGTTACGTTGCCGGGATCATCGGATATGGTTTGCCAAATCCCATGTACACGATTCGCTACGCGGTATTGCGTCAAGCATTCGGGGTATCCCACAAACGGTATCGGCTTACGAAGCTGGTCACGATGATAGCGTTACGTCGTTCCACGTTCCAGCTCTGCGCTACGCCCAAGACACAGATACTCGTCGATGCGTGCGATGGGCTGGCAACCGTTGAGTACACGCGATATCCCGAAGCCAAGGGACTTCGCGGCCTGATGAAACTGGACAGACGTGACCGTAAGAATGGACAGTACCAATTGCAGTATAAGAGCGATTGGCACGAAGAGATCGGCTTAAGGAACATTCTCGGACAGTTCCTAGCCAAAGAGAACAGGAGGGAATAATGGCCGATGTCGACACGTCGCAAGAAATGACCATAGCCGACGGTTTGGTAATCAAGTGGGTTGACGTGGTCAATCTCAAGGAACAAGACCTGAACGCGCAGGTCATGGAACCACGTAAGTTCGACGCGCTGACCCAGAACATCAAGCTACGAGGGATGTTGGAGTCATTGCCGTACTGTTCGCAACCGAACGGAGAAGGGCCGATAAGTATTGTTTCCGGCCATCATCGTACAAGAGCCGCCGCCCACGCCGGTATCCAACGTATCCCGGTTATCGTGGACACGAAGCCTATGACACGTTCCACCATAACGGCGAAGCAGATTGCCGCCAACGAACTCACCGGCCACGCCGACGAGAAACTACTGGCGCAGCTGGTCACTCAGATGGACAACGTAGACGACTTGTTGCTCAGCGGACTCGATCAGGACAGCCTACCGCACGTCGAACCGCAGCAAATCAACCTGAACAGTTTGAATGTGAAGTACGAGTATAAGAACGTGGAGTTTTTGTTTCTGACCCGCGAATACGAAGGACTTGAACAGTTCGTGGATGATTGCAACTCGGATATGCTCGGGTTGGTGCCTATGGAATTGTACGACGAGTTCGTGCATCAGGTGACATCGTTCGCTTCACGTAACGGAATCAAGAATATGGCTGCTGCGGTATCCAAGATCATCGAAATAGCGAGGAAAGACGCCGAGGAAGAGTGATTACAGGCCGGGCGAGTCCCGGCCTTTTTGTTTGCATCATAAGACACAATGCGATATGATAAATATATCAAGCCAATAGGCTTGCATTATTCCCAAGGAGGACACAATGAACGAGACATATATCCAGACTATTCGCGGCGGCATCCAGCGCGTCATCCACCTTGCCAAAGACCACTGGACTCAGGAGCCCAAACGGTGCGGCTTCAACTACCATCACGAACTCTACGGGTACACCCCAGTCTGCAAACTGTCCAAGCTGATCCGGGAAGCTCGGAACGAAACATGGGAGGAATACGCTTGGCTCTGCCACGAGAATCGCTACCTGACTCTGGAGCAGATGGCTGCACAGATGCTGGAGTGCGAAAGCTATACAAAGTTTTCCACGACGCTGTACGAAACCTTTAAGCAGAAATCCCAGATGGAATCGCATCACACTGTCGCAAAAGTATTTCGTCGGCGTTGACGGCTTCGAATACCGCGCCTTCTGACAAGGCAAAGGAGGAACAGAAATGGGAGACGCTACGGAAATCACTCTCGATCAGGCCCGCGACATGATTCGCAGCATCGATAACCGTCTAATCCCCGAATGCCGCGACTTCGACACATACACCGAGACAGACGATATCTGGCGTATCGGAGATTACGGATACGTTGACGCCGACGTGTACGAGCAAGCATTCCGGGACTATGAGGAACGTAACGGGAAGACCGAGTGGGCGCGCACCATGTACGTGCTTGAAGGCAATCAACCAGACTGCCTCGAAGCCTTCGTGAAAGCGTACAATCTCGGCGGTATGGCATTGCTGTACGGGCTTCTGGATAACCAGTTCGATAACGGGGACGCGGATGAGGTGTATTTGACGAACGGCGAGGCATGGCCAATCTGACTTAATGCATGTCCTAGCGTCCTAGCGTCCTAATTGGCGTTATTCCGCCAATTCACAGCGTCCTAACACGTCCTGTTAGGGGTGCTGGGACATGCCCCCTGCGTGTCGCTGATTGCCTAATCCCACAACATGTGATATATTATATATATCATCACACTATCAGAAAGGAACTTTGCAATGGCGGCCAACAACCTCAGTAACAAATTCATGAAAGTCCTCAACGAAGTCCCAAACTTCGTCACCGACGAAACCGCACAGGCAGGTAACCGGACTTACAAGTACCTCAACCTCTCCACGATACTCAAAACCATCAAACCGGTTTTCGAGAAGTACGGTCTGGCATTCAGCCAGCGCGTCACGTTCGACAACACGGGAGAAACGCAACAGGCCATCGGAACAGTGGAAACCATCATTTTCGATGATACAGACCAGATGGTGGTCTGCTCCTATCCGTTCTTCGTGACCGGCGACCCCCAGCAGGTCGGTAGCGCGATCACTTACGCCCGCCGCTACAGTCTCTACGCAGTGTTGGGCATCTTCCCCGACAAGGACGACGACGGAGCGTATGCCAAGCAGCGTTACGAGACCGCATACCGTGCGGTCAGCGCCGAACAGTACGCCGATCTGGTCAAGGCTATGGATGCGCACAATATCACACCAGCGGAGCGCGGAGACTTCATCAACGGCACTCTGAAACGTCGGGTCAGGGGAAGGAACGCACTCACGCAAACCGACCTGAACAGTCTGATGAACGCCATCAACCGAATGTAAGCGGCCTTTCGCGTTGGCGCACTTTTGGGATTTTGCTTAAAACAAACCGATTTATAAGCCCTCTTGTCCTAATAAGGGAGCTGGAATGGAGTATCTGAAATGTTTGACAACGAACTTGCCTTCGACAAGCTGCTTGACTCGCTCGGCGCGGAAACGCTGCTGGATAATCTCGTTCGGGCGTTGACGGCTGATGAGCAGCGTGAGAACTTCGATTATATTGCGCGTTGCTTTGACATTGACCTTTCCGACTGCGAAAGCGAGGCGTGAAAGGGGAACGTAAGTAGTCCCCCTCTTATATTCCGGGCTTTCGGGCGTGAGCCTGTCAATCACGCCCATCAATCACCGTTGATTATCCACGTCCTACTAGGGGTGCTGGGACATGCCCCCTGCGTGTCGCTGATTGCCTAATCCCACAACATGTGATATATTATATATATCAGGCATTGGGCTTGATATATGACCTAAGGAGTTGAACACAAACCATTATCAGTAATCACATTCCATATTCAGCATGAAAGACTTGTGGGCGGGACTCGTCACCCGCCCACACCTAACCGAAAGGACAACATCAATGAAGATCATCAATGTATCGCAAGCCCACGAAACCGAGGCATGGCTCGACGAACGAGTGGGCCGTATCACCGGCACCAAAAGCGGCGGACTCGCCTTGGAACACTACGCTCAGACCGACATAGAAAACCTTAAAGAGTACCGAAACAAGGCGTTGGAACAAGCGAAGAAGGCGAAGACGCCAGACAAAGCCACCGAGTATTACACGAAGGCCCAGAACTACGATGAGAAGATCGTGGACGCCGAAGCCAAGAACAAGCGGCTTAAGGTCGGCGTGGACTTCTGGAAGTTCCTAGCGGAACTGTGGGCAGAACCAGCGGACGGTGAACCTCCGATGGAACGCGGCCACCGTCTCGAACCCGAGAATATCCAGATCACCCTCAAAACGCTTGGCTTCAACCCCGTCGATTGCGTCCCCGATTGCGGTATCTGGGAGAGTGACGACGACAACCGTATCGCGTGCAGTCCAGACGCCTACGAGAACACTGAGAAGCCGACGTGGGCCATCGAATGCAAGTCGCTCGGCTCAGCCTACCATTTGCAGACGGTAGTGCCGTGGATGATGCACACGGACGCCATGCGATCTCATATCGTCAACCTGAAACCTGAGCTGGTGGACGTTATTGAGCAGGTTCTTCCGGAATACACGCTCGACGGAAAGGCGACCGGCTTCGACTTTATCCCCGACCAGTACAAAGCTCAGGTGCTGCAATACTTCGTGGTGTGCGATTCACTGGAAGTCCTGTTTTTCTCGATGTTTGACCCGCGCGTGGTCGGAGAGGCAAGCCATCAGGTCATTCCAGTGTGCCGTAAGGACATCACCGAAAAAATCGAGAACCATAAGCGTCGCCAGTTGGCCACGCTCCATATTTCCGATGTGCTGGCCGACGCTCTGGGGATGACGTTCTGATGAAGGCTGCAACGATTCTTGAAAGCCCTGACATGTTCGCCCTGTTCGACGGATGCCCCACGTGCAACCGGAAGGACGCCGGTTATCTGAGTACGTGCCGCGTGTACGCCCAACAGATGGGGCGTAGGCTCCGTATCGTGCTGTCGGGAAGCCCCACCGCCAGAGGTATACGCGCCATCGCCAAAGACCAAGGGGTAACTGTGCGTTACCCGATAATTTTGCTGGACGGATTGTTTTACTTCGAGCCGCAAGACATCAGCCTTGACGATTATCTAGTGGACGATGACGAACCAGAAGAAGAGGAGGAACCCAATGAAGAATAACATTTTAACCAGCGACGTGCTGGAACTGTTCGACCGTAACCATATCACCGCAAACACTCTGCGTAAGTTCGTGGTGGAGAGCGTTGCCGACTTTCTCGGAGACAACAAGCATGACAAGGTGTGCGGCAAACTGTTTGACCGTTGGTATCAGCACGTTCGACGCTCCATCTGGGTCGGCGCCGCTCAATACACCTTGCAACAGCACGGGTTCGGTCACGACGAAGCCACCAACGAGGCGAAACAACTCTACGAAGACCTGTACGCGGACTATAACAAGCGGTATCACTGCTGGCGTCGCCATGAGGAAAGGAAAACCGATGAAGACTAATGGCAATTGGTGGACTGCCGTGCTTTCGGCTGGAATCACGGCGGGATACGTAACCACTGTCGTGCAGCTCTCGCCCGGGCCCGGCTATATGTTCTCCGCGCTCCGCCGCAAGCTGACCGTAAAGACCGAGAACCTGTCCAACTCGCTCCCCACGTGGGCCAAGGATTACGTGGACAGTCTCGGAGAACTCGCCTACTGCGGCTGGTGTCTCAGCCCGTGGGTGTCGCTTCCGGTATGGGCGATGGCAGCCAAGATCAACCGGGTACGGTTCGGAGTCAAGTGGATGGCCGGGTGGATTGTGGCAGCTGGCATGGCCGCGTTCCTCCGCCACTCGGCCGAAACGGCGGTGGCGTAATATTCAGCAAACAACAGGTTCATGTGCTGTTGATTCTTTGGATGGCTAAGCGACCGTTTACCCATAAGGAAATCGAACGTATGGCGGTTTTAGCGAAGTATGACGATACTCCGCAGGGATTGAGGACGTGCATAATCGAGCTTGAGCGTTCCGGTCATGTGTACCGTGTCGATCGGAAAGGTGTGGACAGTCGGCACTGTCATTGCTGGCGGTTCGCGCTGACTGACGATGGGCGCGAAGCCATTAGTGAGCTGTTTGGCAAAACAGAAACAATGTGATATGATTTATATATCACACATCGTATGGAGGTGAAACATGCGCAAGCAAAACAAAATCAAAACCGTAATCAACGGTCAAGAAGTCACCGTGGAACAGAACAGCCAGACCGGCCAGTTCTTCACACGACAGAACATCGGCAACACCCCAGTTGACTACGCGACTATCAGCGACCGCGTAACCATCGGCCAGTGCATCAAATACTGGCGTCTACGACACGGATATTCACAAGCGGAACTAGCCGAACGAATCGGCGTCGCCAGCCCAAACGTAATAGCCATGTGGGAAACCGGACGCCGCAAACCGCAAAAGCAATACCGGTTGCGGTTGGCCGAACACCTCGGCTATGACATCCTGACCAAAGACTAGAACCTTGCACGATTAATCCAATCATCATCACACCAAAGGAGCAACAATGGAAACCATCAACTATCTGACCTCGATCATCAACCTCTTGCAGGAAAACCCCCAAGCACAGGAAATCATCGACCTCCAAATACTCGGACAGGAACTCACGTTCGGTCAAATCGGGATTAAAGACGCCAAAGCGTTCCTCAAACTCTACGACGTTCTGGGCAGAGTTGAAGGCGTTAAGATCACGGCCATTCATGAATGCAAGACAGACACCAATAGGCAATATTTCTTCAAACTCGTCTCCCCGATAACCTTGTACTTCTTTCACTGCGAAGGAGTATCCGAGTGAGCAAAACAGACCCTGATATCGAAACCCGTATGAAAGTGTTCCACCGAGACCACGGCAGATGCTTCATCTGCGGGAGAACATTAAGCGCCTCCGCTTTTAATCTGCATCACCGGCGTATGCGCTCACACGCTTGGGAAGGATTAAACCTACCCAGCAACCTGATTACCGTCTGCGGCTCGGGTACTATGGGATGCCACGCACGCATCCACGCCCAGCCAAAGGAATCATACGCGAAGGGCTGGCTGGTCAGCGCCTACAACGATCACCCAGAAGACGTTCCAGTGTTCAGCGAATACCGAAATCGAGAATTCCTCTTGAACAACTGAAAAAAGAAAGAATAGCCCGGCACCAGTCGTCAAGACCAGTGCCGGGCTAGTTCATTCGGTCATCACACCATCGCTCGAAAGGAGCAACCCCAGTCTATCACTTGGAGGCGCCAGTGTAGATGCGGGTCATGCCTCTTCCTGCCACCCCTGCGGGTAGGTGTCCGGAGACCACACGCACCCGTCCAGCACGCACGTGTAGTGCTTCCCGTTGTAGGTGATTTTGTCGCCTACGCGGTAGGCGTCGTGCGCGCCGGTAGGCTGCTTGTATTCCGGCCATTTGTCGCCGGGTTCCTCGAGTTCGCCGGGGTCGGTCGATGAACCTGATTCCAGCTTGCTTAAACGCTCCTCGATGATCGTCTCCCATTCCTCGATGGCCTTCACACGGTCGGCCAATGGGGCGTAGGAATTGTCGGGCTTGGCGTTATCCTGCGCCTGTTCGAGTAGCTGTTTCATCCCATCCTCGGTGAGTTCGCCCATCACGTACATGGTCTTGATGCGCTCGGTGAAGCCAGCGAGGTCGTAGCCTCCGGCGTCGATGAGGGTTTGGAATGTTTCGAACATTGGTTATGCTCCTTGCATGATTGCTTGATTGACCTCAAGCAATGCAATTGTCATCATCACCTCACTTGGAGATGCCTGCGTAGTGGACGCCGAACATTCCAGCCACGCCGGAGCCGACCAGAGCGCAAGCGCCACCCATCACGGCCACCCATGACGGCACGTCCGGTACGGCGCTCACGAAACTCAGCACCGCACCGGCGATACCAACCAGTCCGGAAATCAGATACGCCCACTTACGAGTCGCTGCGTTGAACGTCGGCACGTAATTATCATTACCATCCGGTATCTCATTGGTGACCGCTGTTTCAGTGGTCTGCTCACCAGTATCAATGCTCATAACAAACCTCCTATCGAATAGTTTACTTGATGCGGATTGTCTGGCCCGCGTAGATCACGTCAGGGTTGGCGATACCGTTCAACGCCACCAGATTGGAAACACTGGTACCGTACTGGGCGGCGATACCACTCAATGTGTCACCGGGCTGGATAGTGTACGTCGTAACGGACGGTGACGGGGCGCCGCCCGGCAGTTTCAGCACCTGACCCGGATAAATCAGATTCGGGTCGGCAATGCCGTTAATCTGCTGGAGAGTCTGCCACGAAGCCCCGTACTTGGCGGCGATACCACTCAGCGTGTCCCCCGACTGCACCGTATACGTTCCACTACCGGACTGAACCGTATTGGCAGTGCCATTGATATTCAGCACCTGACCCGGATAAATCAGATTCGGGTCAGACAGATTATTAATCTGCGCCAGCACCTGCCAGCTAGTTCCATACATCGACGCGACACCACTCAACGTGTCACCGGAACGCACGATGTACGTGCCAGACGCGGGAGTAGACGGAGCAGGAGCGGAAGGGGTCGGCACGTTGGTCACACTCGAATGACCAGCCTTATACGCGTTCCACGCATCCACATCACCATAGAACTTGTCAAGGTCAAGACTGCCTGAATATCCGGGCAGACGACCATTGCCCGAATACTGGCGGATAGCACACGCATACGCGCCCTCGTTCCACGGCGTATCCTGATACCCCGTAACGTCCATATTCGCGTACTGAGCCACCCACAATCCACGGTCTCCAATGTTCTGAGCATCGTTAAGCATGGACGCTCCCACGTAGACGATAGGCTGGGAGCCTGTACGCTCGTACACGCGGTCACAGAACGACCTAATCCACTGCTGAGCAGACGCGCCAGACCCGGCCAGTCCGTTACCCTGTTGCTCCCAGTCCAAGCACCATACGACCTTGCCGACCCAATTCGCGCAATTGTTCACAAAGTAGTCAGCCTCGGAAACGGCGTTACCGCCGTTAGCGTAATGGTATACGCCCACGCACTTTCCCAGACTCAACGCCTGTTCCACTTGCCGAGCGCAATCCGCTGAAACGTACCAGCATCCTTCCGTCGCCTTGCTGATGACGAAATCACACGGTACAACAGACAAGTCGATACCAGCCTGCCAATTGCTAATGTCGATACCGTTCAAAGCCATCGAAACTCCTCCTATAGGCCGATCGTGTAGAAGAACAGCCACGCCATTCATAAAACGACGTAGGCCATCATCAGAACGTGAACTATCAACGAGACGACGGCGAGCAATAATACAAGAATCACACACCGTTTGAAACGCCTCATAGGAGAATCTTATCATCGAACGAATCGATATTATTATCACCGATAACGCCCATAAGAAGTCATGTCCATAAACAGGCTAGTCATTATCTCCGACCAGTGCCTCAAGCGACGTAATACGGTCGCGTAGATCATCAGGCAACGACGGTTTAGGATGATTCTCCAAAAATTCAGGCTCGATGATCTCGCAGAACTTCGACAGCCAATGCCCCAACGCGCGAATATAGCCCGTCTCAAGATCGATGGTGTATTGCAACGCATCACGCTGTTTTATTAGCGCGTTTATCTTCTGGTCTTGGGCGTCGATCTGTCGCTTCATATCCCCCTGAGCCGAGACCAGTGCTTGATATGCGCTGGTCAGGTCTGAACGACGGTTCATTACCCATGTTATGAGGCCTCCGACGACCACGCCGCCTACGCCGATGAGTGCTATGAGAATATCAGTCATAGTCTCTATTTTAGAACGTGACGATAATGCTCATGGGACATGGGAGTATGTCGTTTATCATGTGAAGAACAGCAACTGGGAGACCGTGTCATTCTTTTTACAGCGCGAATCCTATGAGAGAGTTGACGCGCAGCGGCGTGTTGGCGCTCAATGGTTTACTGAGATTAAGCAGGATAGTGTTGTTCTGCCTCATGATTCCATTAATCCAGATATCAGTCGTGTTCCAATCTCCATTCAGTACGCTGATGCACGGATTGTTAAGATTTCCGGTGATGCCGTGTTCTTGAGCGAGAATTTGCAGTTCAGACTCTGAGTACAGCACAGGATTGCCCGTAGCGGTCGAAGGTCGGATGACTTTTGTGTGGGCGAAGACAATCATTTCCTGCGGCGTATCGGACGATTTCCATGCACCGCCGTTTCTGACATAATGAGCATTATCGCCCATTGTCACAGCTTCCTGCCCGTCCATCGCGGCAATAGTGTTAAGCTGATTAAGGTCACGTGCCATAAGAACCGCGTTATTACGAATGATCGGGGCCGTATCAGACGCGACACCGGCGTTAATCTTGGCAATCACCAGCCCATTGATATTTGAGTCAGGAGTGCCAACGGTGAACACTTCGAGTTTGCCGCGTGGAGTCGTACCATGCGACTGTGACGGGTCTTCAACAGTAACCGCGATCTTGTAACTGTTGGTGGAGTCTGCGAGTTGCACGGTCGTATTGGTGGTGATGGCGTAAGTGTACGCGCCGAGACCATCCCACGGGCTGATGGTCCCGCAATGAGGTTTCACGGTCACGGTCAGGCCGCTCACCGTGACCAGAGGACTCGGGGAACCGTAACGGATGCCAGACAACCCGTTGAACGCGCTACCATCGGACGGCAATAATAGAGGGTTGATGGCGTGACGGTAATCGTTCGCCGTGTACTTCGGGGTACCGTTCTGAGCGGTAAGCGGGTGCATGATGATAGCCATAATCATTCCTCCGAATCGTCTACGACCATTTTATCTTTGTCAGTGGATAGAGCATCAACCTTAGCTTTGAGCGCGTCCAATTCATCCGCTACCTGTTGAGCGAGTCGGAGCGCCGCCACACCAAGCATGGGGTAGTTGATACCTACCAGCGTGCCGTCTTCATCGTATTCGCAGAAGAACCCCAATCCGTTTTCATCCAGATCGTCGGCGATCATGCCAACCAACGGCTGCGCGTCATCAAGATTCAGGTTCTTATCATCCTTCATCCGATATATGCACCACTTCACCTTGCGGAGAGCGGCAACGGGAATGTAGTCGTCCGCGTCCACGATATCGGTCTTCACTGCACGAATCGACTGAACCGTGCCCATAGTGCCGTTAGACAACACCCACACCGCGCGCCAAGAGCCTGACGCAAACACATTGTTATAAGCGTTGGCGATACCAGTACCACCACGATTGGGAGCCAATACACCCCAGTTCCACGTCTGAGTTTTAACGTCAATCTCGGCACGGGTATAGCTGTTGCGGGTGATGCTTTCCTGCACCCGTTGGTCAAGATTGTTCGTCAGCTTCTGCACTTCCTCATACATATCCGTGATCTGGTCTACCATCGGTTTAACACTGTTGACGATGCTCGGCGGCAATTCCTGTAACTGGCGTTTGATATCCGCGAACTGGCGGGCTGTAGAGTCCGCGCTATCTAGACTGAACTTGAATTTGCTCGTCATTATCGTCCTCCTGCTGCAATACAGGTGTGATGGTCCACGCCTGACTAAAATCTATCTCGTACCCGATGATACGGGCGGTACCGTGATTATGGTCGGGGAAATGCTCGGCGTCTTCTTCCACTGTCCACGATATGAGGTCGCCCGGCTTCCACTCCTCATACACCATAGGAGCGGATAGCAGACTCAAGCCCATAGTGATGGTCTGGGTACCGTTCTGCATCTGCAACAACGAGGACTTGGCGTGTTCGTTCAGCGTCGCCTTGTTCGTGATGCTGGTTGACGGCTGGAACACATATTCCAGCATGGGCCTGTTAGGTTGGTTTGCGATCATCCAATCGGATTGCGGACGGTCTCCAGCGTCAGCCGTACTCACAGCCATTACCGCGTTAGCGCCATACCCGTTCGTGTAATCCTCCAACAGGTTGAACGTGGTCATAACGCTTTCATCGAACGTCGTGCTTGGCGTGGTGGAGCCGATATGGTCGGCTACCGTCATCACAGGCTCATAATGCCCGTCGTTGATGGCACGCCATGATGTACACCATTCCGGCCCGTTCAACACGCTCGCAAGCTCTTGCAGCACGCTTAACAGGGTTTTATCGCTTTCTTGTTCATACGTTCTGTCGCGTTTGACGCTACTCGGGGACGCTTCGACAACGAGATTGAAACGGTGGTTTTTAAGCGTGGTGGTTACGAGGTCTTCCACGATATCGCACTGGTCACGATTCGTATAAGTATGATCCTGCACGTACACGTTATCGAGATAGTGTTCGACGGTTGCCAACGTCAGTGTTAATCCGTCTCCGCGCATTGCACGCTCGCGTTTGACCACGATACCGCCCCACAACACGGTAGATTCGCGCAACAGGAGTATGGCGACCTGATACGGTGTGGTGGCTTCATCCCAATTGCGGGGAGCGTTGCGCCACGGGAGCGTGGCTGTTTCGCTGGTTGTTTCCTCGAAACGGTACGTCAAGTGAGTTAGTTGGAGGTCGGGGAGTTCGGCTATCACAGTGCCGTCGTTCAACGTGACGGCGACGAACTGCAAGCCGGAACGCTGCCACAATACACGCGCAGTGTCCGAGTATAAGCCGTTCGACTGCGGCAATCGGTTGGAGATAAAAGACATCCGGCGCCTCCTTAGATGTAAGCAGGGTTGAACGTGACCGTCATACGCGCTTTATCAGATGGTTCCTTGGCGTTGAACATCCAGATGTTCTCACCTAACTCCACGTAGCTCCATTCTCGTCTGGTCACACTGCCACGTGCCGGGTCGGTGCCATCGACAAGAATCTCATGCGTGGCACCGTTGATAAGAATGTAATGACCATCACCCAAACTGAGATCGAACGCCATGATATGTCCACTCGGGCTATGCTCAACCTGCGGATTGACCACAGGCCCATCGATACGAATTGTCACCGGACTCGGAGCACTACCCGTGTTCGTGAGCCACACGCTACCCGACACGGTTGTTTCAGACCACACCCACGTTGATTCACTGCCAGTATTGAGGTCCTCGAAATGATAGGGGAACATCATACCGCCCTGAGTGTGCGGCAACCCGGTTTTTCCGCTCACTGACTGAGTACCGTAAAGATACGAGTCCAAAGCGGTCAATCCGATACTGAATTTGAGAATGTTCACACCAGCCCACTCCACCAGCGGAGCGGAAGACGACTGCATGACCTGCACCTGACGGCTGATGTTCCCCAACTCCACGACAAGCGACTGACTGGTGATATTAAACGAACGTTTGAACTCATCCCAAGCGTTGATGCAGTTTTCCGTGCATTTGCCGATAATATGACCCTCGACACTGATCGAGCGACCCTGAGCCACTGGAATATTGCTAAACCAGCCATCCGACCATGCTTTGTCCTTGGTCTGCAAGGTCGAACCAACACCGTCGAACAATCCAGAAACGTTCTGAAACGTCACATGCCACTCACACCCATACGAGTCAGTCCCATACAAGGGGAACCCGTTCAGGGTCAGACGGACATCGCGCGGGTCAAGGGTAAAGATAGCCATACCCTCAGTCTACCCGCGCGGCTTGTCACACGTAATGGAAATTAATCACCCTAACGGTTTCCCGTGCCGCCGCGTTCGGGTCAAGCGCGTTCACCGTGATAGGCGCGCTCACACGCGGGCCACTGTTCATGTTCACAGGCACCGGGTTAGACATAACCGGCATGGGCGTTACGATGGACGACGGCAGAAGAGAATTCACCATGTCTTCCACCGGACGAGTGGCCGCACGCTCGTTCTCCGATACGCCACGTCCAAGACCAGCCGGAATCATCCGACCGATTTCACGATCGAACACCTTAGACGGGGACGCGATACCCAGCAGGCTCTTGGCACCGTCGATGATACCGCCAACAGCGTCTTTGACTGCTGAGATGGCACCGCCGATGGCGTTCGTGATGCCGTTAATCAGACCCTGAATAATGTTCTGTCCGGCGCTCAGCAACCATGATCCGGCGCCGCTGAACACGCCCATGATACGGCTTGGGATACTGGTGATGAAATTCATCATCGAGCTTACGCCACTGCTGACGGCACTGGTGATGCCACTCCATGCACTGCTTACCGCGCCATTGATGCCGTTCCACACACTGCTGAAAATACCGCTTATGCCGCTCAGCACGCTTGAGATGACGCCTGACACTGCATTGATGGCACCGGAAACGATACTTTGGATGCCGTTCCAAACACTGGAAACGATATTTTGGATACCTTCCCAGACTCCAGACCAATCACCGTTAATCGCTGCCAATACGGTGGTGATTATCTCGTTAATAACGTTCATAACCGAAGTAACAACCGTCTGGATGAATGGGAACACCGCGTTAATGACGCCTTGAATGTAAGTGCCACAGATTTGGAACGCTGATTGGATGGCGGGTAGCACGGCCTGAATCAACGAAGCGATGTTATTAATCACAGGCGTTACAGCAGTCGCGATGACGCTCATAGTTTGCCCGATATTGCTCACCAAGGTAGACAACACTGGTGCAATGGTCTGGATTGCGGCCGTGATAATAGGCATGATGGCATTACCGAGATTCTGCAAAGCACTCATTAGCGGCTGGAGTGCCGGAAGCACCGTCTGAACCGACGAGGCGATGTTATTAATCACCGGCGTTACGGCAGTTGAGATGACACTCATAGTTTGCACGATGATGCTCGCCACGGTAGCTAACCCTGATGCGAGGGGCTGGATTGCAGGCATAATGGCATTGCCGATATTCTGTAAGGCACTCATAAGCGGCTTAAGTGCCGGAAGCAACTGAGATTGCACCATTCCCACAACTGGTTGAAACGCTGTCTGGAACGTTGTGCCAATTTGTGAGAGAATCGGGCCGACAGTCTGCACTAGTCCCGTAAACACGCCGCTAAGTCCGCTGATTCTCTGCGCCAACATGCTGAGACCGGATGTCAACGGGCCTTTGAACTGGTCAAGAATCGTCGTACCCACACCAACCACGGACGCTTCCAGATTACCCATCGCACCTTCGATAGTGCTGGTGCTGGTAGCGGCTTCCTTCGCGGCGCCCGTCATACCCAAGTCCATTATGGCTTGGTTGAATTCCTCCGCGCTGATCTCGCCCTTCTCCATCGCGTCGCGGAAGTTCCCAGTGTAAGCGCCGTTCTTGAGCATCGCCTCTTGAAGTTTGCCGGATGCACCGGGGATGGCGTCGGCTAGCTGGTTCCAGTTTTCTGTGGTGAGCTTGCCAGCGCCAGCGGTCTGCGTAAGCACCATACCTACCGAGCTGAAAGTTTCAGCGTTGCCACCGGCGACAGCGTTCAAATTGCCTGCTGCTTCGGCTAGTTTGTCGAAGCCCTGTACTCCGTTCGCGGCAAGCTGTGCGGTCACGTTACGGATATCGCTGATACTATAAACCGTCTGGTCGGCGTATGCCTGAGTGCTGGCGGTGAGCGCGTCAATCGTACCCGTATCCAGTCCGGCGAAGTTCAGCGTGCTTTTGAACTTGTCCGCAGAGTCGGAGGCTTCGATAATGTCTCCGGTAAGATCACCGATGGCGTCCACAGCCATACCGATACCCGAGGAAACAAGACCGCCAACGGCACCGGCGGCGGCACCGAACTTCCCTAACCCGCTGGAAGACTTACTAGCAGACTTGTCAACGTCACCCAACGATTCATCAGCCTGTCGCGCCGACTCTTCGATCTGACGGCTACCCGATTGAATATCCTTTACGCCAGCGTTCCAATCGCCGGTGTTAATCTCGGCGTCTAGGGTCAGTGTCGAGTCTGCCATCACACATCCTTTCCGAGTTTTTCGATAATCGTGTTAATATTGCGGTCGCCGTGCTTGCTGAACGCGGCGGCGATGCAGTCGAACGTCATCCGGTATTGTTCCGCCAGCCGCCGCCGTCGGATACGGCGTCCCTCTCTGAGCAGGTTCATCATCAGGGAAGGAGACACGTTGTTTTCCAGCACGTCGCGGATAGCCTGCCACCCATACAAAGCACCAAGCTCGGCGAGGATATGAACGCTCGGAAGCGGCTTGCGAGCCGCCTCCTTCTGTTTGTAATTCTTTATCGCCTCCCGTTCGGCGGGAGTAAGCAGACTATCCCACGACTTCATCATTTGCCCTTGATGTCAACGGTGATGTTCTCCGCCATCAGACCGCACAACGCGGTCATGGCACGCTGGTATGCGAGGTCGCTACGCTTACGGGTCTGTTCAGCCCACACGGAGAATTTATCAGCTGGACTCATAAGCGATTCAACCAACGGGAAAATAATCTTTTCAGCGGTTTCCAAAGTTTCACGGTTCGCCACGCCAGAGCTCAGCTTGTCAATCGTCTCCGCATTATCCAAGATCGTGAGCATATCCTTCGAGCCGAGCGGGCGCATGGTGTACACGGTGCCGTCGATTTTCACGGTGAGGGTGCGGAACGCTTCTCGGGTGTCGATGCTCAAAACAGGGGTAGTCATTATTGCTCCATTCGTGTGATATCATGGGACTGCTCCCCTTCGGAAACTTCTAGAACTAGCGCCCGCCACCCGACCGTGCCGGCTACGGTGGCGGGCGTTACTTATGCTCACTTAACGGCGACATTAAAGTTAACCACGGTTTGAGCAGTGCCATCCTTGAACGTGACGGTACCCGTACCAGTCTGCTTAAACTGAATGTCCCAAGTTCCATCCCCGTTGTCCGTAGCGGCAGCCTGAGCGGTTTCAGCTACGGTGGCGGTGATGGTACCAGTCGCACCATTCGGAGACGCCATCACATTCACAGTCACATGATCGCCGACCTTGCCCGAGATGTTCGCCGGGGACGCGGTAAGCGCGGTGACCTGAACGTTCTCCGTCTTGATGGTGCCGGAATCCTCGTCATAGTACGACGGGGTATTCAGATCAAGTTCGCCCATGACCACGGCACCGTTCGCACCGGGAGTCATCGAGCCGGACAGTGTGACCACGAACGGGTCGGACAGGCTCACGGTGAACTCGCCGCCCGCGCTGGTTAGCGCCTGCGGGATACGGAAGTCCTGCGCCGATGAATGACCATCGCACACGTTATGGATAATGATGTCACGCGGAGTGTTGGAAACACATTCGGTGCCGCCGAAACGCACCTGACCCGTCTCGGACAGTGAACCGGAGATAACGCGCTTGAACTTCGCATTATGGTACAGTTCCGGAAACAGCATACCGAGGTAGCGGACGCTCGGACAGATAATGTTCAGCTCGAAACTCATTTCCTCATATGAGCCATTCGGTACGTTGATAGTGCCGGACTGCGAGGACACCTCGGTAGTGCCGGGAGTCAGGGTAATGGTGCCAGCTTCATCCTGAACGTAGTCGGGGGAGATCACCATATCGTCGATGTAGACTGTCTTCTTGCCAATAAGGGGGTAGGAAGCCATTGTTTGTCCTTTCGTCGGGCGGGACTGCACACGCGGCGACTAATGGACGGTTCCTATTCTACCGTTTCGGGGGAGAGTTTGTAATCCACATTGAACCGGATGCTTTTCACCCAGCGGCCTTCCCCGTCGATGGCGTCCATGTCGATTGCGGTAGCCGGATGCACGCGGATTGATACAAAGTCAATATCAGCGATAGGGTTGCATGTCAGTCGGCAATACTCATGCAGACGATTGTTGACGAAGTGCAGGAGCCGGAGCATCAACTTTCCTTGTTCGATCACGTCGAAGTAGCGGCTACTGACCGTGAGCTGATCCGTGTATAGGTCGCCGTTGATGTCCACGGTGTTCGCGTTGACCCAGATGCCCTCGGCGTTCGTGACGCTACCCGTGTCCAGTACTGGACTGGTGCCGAAAAACAATGTCTTTCCGTAAGTGCCGAAACCCTCGTTCTGGAGGGTCATGCACATGGCCAGATCAATCATAATGGCGCTCCTATCCTAGGTTGAAATATGATTTAGCACGGCTAGCGGCAGTGTTCCTAGCCCGCTGGAGGTAGCGTACCGTGTTCGGGTGCAACCGGTTCGTGTGTTCGCGGATACGTGCGTAAGGTACGCGACTGTTGCCGAACGTGATACGCCACTTCACGGTGGAAAGCTGTTGGAAACGGCCACTGTTACGCAAAGCGCCGGTCAAGACGGGAGCGTTCTGACGTGCCATCTTGAGAATGTCCGTCATCATTCGAACGCCACCCTTGTTCAACTGTTGGGTGGAGAGTTTACGCGCCCAAGTAGCGGACAACTGTAGGCGGTAGCTCATATGCTGTCCCTGCCATACGGGTTCCCGTACACGGTGATGAATCGGGTCTCACCCATGTCCATATCGTCGCCGCGACTAGCTTGCGTGACTTGGTATACCCTGCCATCGGAGAGTTCCAGCATGAGGTCTGGCCATAATTCCATATTATCGCGCAGACTCTTGGGAACCGTGTCCGTTTGGATGTGGAAGCGTCGGCTGCTGATACGTGAACCGTATTCGGTCGGCTGGTCGGACTGGGTGGAGTGCTTCACAATTACCTGCAAGTCGGCCAATTGTTCGTTAGGCAGACCGGGAGCCGTGTACCGCCAAAGCGTCGCTGTCTGGACTTGGTTCGGGAACAGTCGGAACGGGTCACAGAGCGTTGCCATAAGCGTAGTCACCCCCCATGTAATCCTGAGCGTTGAGCCACCACGGTAATTGATGATGCTTGCGAGGCATGGAGAGAATGCCACCAGTCTGGACTCCGTTCCGGCATAGGCGCCACTGGTTGATAAGCGACTGGTACGGGGTCAACGCGCGTTCCATAGCCGTCTCGTTGATCGTTGCGTAGCTTACGCTCACATCCTCGATGCTCTTGGACGTGATGCGGTCGGTCTGTTCAAGAACGTTCTGGTCTGCCTCGATGACAGCCGCCAATACTGAAGATAATGGGGCGGGGAGCTTGGCGAACCCGTGCGTTCCGGTCACGGTGACTGCCGTGCCGACATTAAGACGTTGCGCGATTGTCAGACAGTTGGCGTATTTGGTTTCGGGCGTCCACCCGTCGCCCATATCGTAGTTCACGCGAAAATCGAGCTTCACACCGTCGGTGGTCTGCACGTTGGTCACATCCGAATACCATGCCGGTAACGCTATGTGGCGCCCATCTCCTACGACAATTCCCACGTAATCATCCGTAATCGGGAATAGGTTTTTTTGGCATATGATGTTGGCGAGGTCTGCGAGCGCGGCGTCCTTCCATCGCGCGTAGATCGTCTCTCCCACTTGATCGATTACGCTTGCGTCGATGTCCATTATTGCTCCTTCCGAAAATGAGTTAGGCCCTACCTCCCATTGTAGGAGATAGGGCCTTTGCGGTGCAGTCCCGCTACTGTTTAGGGTAGCGTGTCAGGCGGACGCCATCTGCCCGGCTTTGACCAAGGCGTTACGGAGCGCGATAAACTCGGCTTTAGTCGGAGTTTCGCCAGCTGGGTCGTTAACGTACTCGGCCTGCTTGACCAGACCGGCCTTTTCCTTGGTCGCGCTGGTCGGCAGAACGCCGCTCGCGATCTTGTCTACGGTTACGGTACTGTTGGCAAGGTCAGAGCCGGTAATACTGCCATTCTGAATCTTATCGGAAGTGACAGCATTGTTAGCCAGTTTCGCGGTCGACACGCTGCCATCGGCAAGGTCAGGGCCGATAATACTG